CTATTCTTTCTGGAGAATTTTACAAGGGTATTAAACTTGTATCTAAAGATACAGGAGTGGGAGCCATTACATTTGTTTTTGGATTAATTGCAGAAACAGACGATGACCATTATTTAACTATTTCTGGACCCCCAAATTATATATTTAAAGATGCTCAAGCACTAACTGGACTATTAAGATCTAATCGTTTTATGGATCATCCATTGCAAGTAACATGGAAAATAAATACTGCAAACAAAGAAATATTGTTTCCAAAAGGAATGCCATTATGCTTCATATCTATACATAAAAAAAATACTACAGAGCTTACAGATGTAGAGATAAAATATGCAGACAAAGAAAAAAGAGAAAGTTTTGAAAAATATACAAATAAAAGATCACAACATTTTGGGGATAATGGACAGTATGCATGGCCACAATTCTATAAAAATGGTATAGATTACAATGGAGATAAAGTTGATAAAACAATAACAAAAAGGATATTAAAACCAATTAAGTACACTAAAGATGATGGTATGATATAATTATTAAGAATACAGTTTGGGGTAAACTATGTACAGCGAAGAAGAAAATCCTTGGTTTACTAAGGATAGATCAGAATCTTTATCAACCAGAGTGCCAAGAGGTAACTAATTCTAATAAGCCAATAAAATCTGCACGAGACTGCTCAGACTTTAAGTTTAATGACAAAACTCTAGGACCAAGAACTGAACAAAACTCTGAACTTTTGAATATTTATGAAAAAATGTATGATATTGTAAAAAAGTGTGTTGATGATTATGCAAAATACTGGGGAATAAATGTAACTTACTATGAAGCATTTAACTTCGTTAAGTATGAAGGTGAAGGCCAAGAATTTAAAATACATGCTGACCACGGCCCACATTACAATACAACAGTGTCAATTGTTGTCTATCTAAATGAAGATTATGATGGTGGAGAAATACATTTTCCAAGACTTGACAAGCTAACATATACCCCAAAAGCTGGAGATATTGCAGTATTTCCATCAAATTATATTTATGAACATGCCTCGCTTCCAATGAAATCTGGAAGAAAATACTGTATAGTTATCATGTCAGACATTAATCTTTTGGGTCATCCAGAACAAAAAATGTAGTAAAACAAAAGGAGAAAATATGAATGCAATCAATAATGAGTTGGTATCATGGAGCGGTGTTGAAGAAGTCGCACCAGGAATTTTAGTTTATCATGATGTTCTTCCAAAAGACCTAGATTTAATTAATAGGTTAGAGTCTGTGCTAGACACAAATAATGAAAATAATTATAATTGGCAAGAGGCATATGTTGGGTATAGACAAAGAATGCCTGAGTATAGGGACTGTGTAGATTTTAAGTTTAAAAAAACAGATATTGAGGGTGATACATCTGAGCATTCTCTAAAGCTACAAGCAATATGGCAAGATTGTTTTGATAGACAAAACCTTGCCGTACAGGATTACTGTAAACGCTTTAACATTTATAACTTAAGATATTGGGAAGCATTTAATTTTATTAAGTATGAGCCAGGACATCACTTTATGGAGCACCACGACCATGGCTTTTCTTATAACTGTACCGTTTCATTAGTAGCTTATCTGAATGATGATTTTGAGGGCGGAGAACTATTTTTTAGATTGCAAGGTATTAACTATATACCAAAAGCTGGGGATGTTGTATTATTTCCATCAACATACATGTATCCCCATCAAGCAAAAGTAGTTCATTCTGGAACTAAGTATTCACTGGTTACAATGCTTGACTATAGCGATAAATTTCATAAGCCAGAATTTTATCAAGAAACAGGATCTTAATGTCAATAGTCACATGCTATAAATTAAATAAAAAAGCTTTAAATATATCTCCAATGAGTATAAAGAGAGATTGGATGGATGAGACCCCGCAGGGTCATGCATATAGATGTCATCCAGTGACATCAGCTAATGTAATTGGCTGGTATATCTCTTGTCCAGTAGACATTAAGTTTATTTGGAATGGAATTAATGATACAACTCCAAACAATGTAACAGTATTGGAAGGTAACGATTATGTTTATACAGGTAGGGGTCAATCAACCGTTAGCTTCAACACTGGATTTATTTTAAGGACAGAAGAAAAGATGAGTGTTCTTACAATAACTCCACAAAACTATTTTAATAAAGATCTTGAGGTTATGTCTTCTCTTATTTCAACATCTTTTTTAGATTCTGATTTTCCACTGGCAGTTAAATGTATGACAGCAAATAAAGAAATTACAATAAAGGCAAACACTCCAATAGCAACAATTATTCCAATCTCTGTATCATCATTAAAAGATGAATCTATCACTATTGTAAATTTTGAAAATATTGCAGAAAGAAATGCACAGATGCAGGCATATGGCGATGCAGCCCAAGAAATAAATCAATCAGGGGAATGGACTGATTGGTACCGTAATGCAGTAAATGAAAAAGGCGAGTCTATTGGATCACATGAGGTTAAAAATTTAAAGTTAAGTGTGATTGATAATACAATATGAAGGTTATAGAATTTATTAGCAATAGATACTGGTTGAGGTCAGATAGCGAATCAATACCTAGGTCTATATCAAAGCTAATTCCATCTTGGTATAGACAGGCTGATAGATTTGCTAAGATGCCCAATGGAGAATATTGGGTTGGTCCAGATGCTGGAAAGATACCAACATGGAAAGCATGCCCAGCACTTTTAGATATAATGACAACAGGATATAGTCTTGTAACACCATGCGATATAACATTTTCAATTGATGATATTGGAAATATTTCAGCAAAGGTTAGTGATCCACTTTATCAAGATTTTGTTACAAGAAGAGAGCCAATGCCACAGTTTGAACATTATACTCTTCTCCATTTAATAGATATGATCTGCCCTTTATGACAGTTGCTGGAATTATAGATAACGATAAAGTTAATCTTCCTGGATCTATGCCATTTTTTATTAAAGAGGGGTGGACTGGAGTTATACCAGCTGGAACCCCATATGCTCAGATGATTCCTTTTTTAAGAGAAGATTGGAAATCACAAACAGTTATTCCAACAGTAAATGATATAATTATTAACAATACACAAAATAGTAGAAAATATCGTGTTCCAAATGGTGGTGTATACAAAAATAGTGTTTGGACTAAAAGGTCTTACGAATAGAAAGTGGTATAATAAAAATATGACAGAAGAAATTCAAAATCGCAACATGATTCAATACGAATCAATTACCCCTGCTGGGTTTTTTGGTTCATCGCCAGAACATATTCAAGCAAGAGAAAATTTTATGACCAAAGAAGAGCATGAGTTCTTGTTAGATGCTGCAAAAAGAATAACAGTATGGGATGTAACAGAAACTCACTATAATGAAGATGGGGTTGTTACATATGATTCTGATTATTGGAAAGACAGAGTTGCAACAGCAAACACCTTAGATAAGCTAGATCCACAAATATCTATTGTTATTTCTAATATGGTTAAGCGTTTTAAAAAAGATGTAGATGCATATTTTGAAGTTGATGCTAAAGAAACAAGTCCAGCAATTGTAAGATGGCTTCCAGGTCAGCTTCAGATGCCACATGCTGATAAGCAACTACCAAGCGGTGAGCCAAATGATTTTCCATGGTTTGACCTAGCTGGATTATTCTACTTAAATGACGATTATGAGGGCGGAGAGCTATACTTTCCAAATCAAGGTATAGAGTTTAAGCCAAAGCCAGGAGCAGCATATTTTTTCCCAGGAGATTTAAACTATGTTCACGGTGTTCGTGAAATTAAAAGCGGTATTAGATATGTAATACCATTTTTCTGGACAATTCAAAAGCATACAGGAGATAGACAGCCATGACAAACCTCAATAATAAAGTGAGACTAACTAAAGATATTATTCTTTATGAAAACTTTTTAACCAATGAAGAATCTGAACAAATTATTAAAGTTTTAGATAAACAGGTTGAAAATGAAAAAATTATCTGGTCTCCAATATCTTTTTATGAGTCATACTCATCAGTACTTCCTAAAGATGGTGATCAAGAAATCATTGACTTTGGCCTTCCATCAGACATATTCTCAAAAATTAAACAAGGAATTATAAATGGAGTTGCCTCTATTCACGATCTAGATCCAGGCACCATTGTTGAGATAGGCTACCATACTCAAAAGTGGGAACCTGGTGCTTATGCCAGAATACATTCTGACAACACTGATGAGCATGGAAATACTGGACCATTTGAAAGAAGCAGGTATGCAGCATTTATTTATTTAAATGAAGACTTTGAAGGTGGCCTGCTACAGTTCCCAAGTCATGACATATCCATATCTCCAAAAACTGGAATGCTTGCTGTTTTTAGCGGAGGATATGAGAATATGCACGAAGTAACAATGATTACAAAAGGTGTAAGATATACAATGGGCTCATTCTGGGACGATAGAGAAGAGTCAGCATATTCACAAGAAACAAGAGATATGTGGGCTGAAGAAATGAAAAAGGTAAGAGATGCACAAAAGATAGAAAAAGAAGAGTGGCAAAATCTTATAAAAGAAGGATATAAAATTGATATGAATGGTAATAAGTATAAGGTAGAAGACGTATAACATATGAGTAGTTTTTTAAAAGAAGAATTAGAAGAAAATGACTTTATAGTAAAAAATATAACAGATGATGTTTTAATAGTAGAAAACTTTTTATCTCAAGAAGAAATTGACGAAATATTCAATATTATATCCAACACCCCAGAAGAAGACTGGAACATTGAATACTATTTTAATGTGAAAATGTTTTGTATGGAAAAGTTTGGTAGAGATGACATTGATAATCTTGTAGCTGAAGGCAAGTTTGAGATAACTCAAAACTGGAATGATAAAAATTTAAATATAGCTAATAAGAAAATCTATCGTTCTATTTATCGCAGACTAAGAGACATTGTTAGTTTTTCATATCCTGATCTTGAGCTAAGTGGTTTGGCCACTATTCAAAGAATGCAAGAAGGTGTTGAGCTAAAATCACATACTGACCGAACTAAAGCCCAAATCAGGCTCTTTGGTCTTGTTTCCAGGTAACGATAAGTATGAGCATGGAGTAAGGCATGTAGGAGCAGGCCCAGTCAGATATGTGCTTGTTGGATTTATAAAAAAGGTTAATTTTTATGAAAATAACAAGTACTAATGTATTTTAAGAATGTGGTATTATATACTAAAGGAGATGTGAGACCATGAAACTAGAAAAAAAGCTAGAAGAGAATATATATTACTACACAGAGGTTATTCCAGACCCTGAGAAGTTGATATCTTTAATTAAAGAAACCGACGGTGATCCAGACATACTCAGTGTAATTCCCGCATGGACAAATTGGCTATCAAATTCTGGAGACGGTGTAGCATTCGGCGGTAAAAAAGATTTTAATGTAAGCAACCTAGACTCATTGTCTGGAGAAGCAAAAGAAAAGGCAACATACATTGTTTCTGCAATACAAAATGCTGTTAAAGATGTGGCATATGCTTTTGTTAAAGATAGAGGCTTAGACATAGAAGAACCAAACATATCTCCATTTGCGGGAGTGATGAAGTATATAGCTGGATTAGAAATGGGTGCTCACTATGATGCTCAAGCTGGAGATGATAGTCTTTGGTGGTCAATGGTAATTTATCTAAACGACGATTATGAAGGTGGAGAGCTATCTTGGATATTGCATGATAAAGATTTGTTAGATCCACAGTATGCTCACCTTAAGCCAAGATCAGATCTTTATGATCCAGAAAATGAAAATCTAATTGATTTTTGGATTAAACCAGTTGCTGGATCAGCACTTATTTTTCCATCAACATTTCCATATCGTCATCAGGTTCATATTATGAAAGAGGGAGACAAGTATATGTTCCCAGGATTTATATTTAAGCCAGAGTATGATCCATCTGATCCAGAGTCAGTTAAAAAGTTTAATGCTGGTTCACTAGTTATTAAAAAAAATCCATACCTTGAAGATAAGTAAAAAGGGTATACTATGAGAATAGTTAGTCCAACTGCTTTTGTATCAATAGAGGATATTAAGAATAATATAGAATATTATTCAAATCTTATTATTGATAATAGAATAGTTTGTTTTCGTGATGCCAACTTGTCTGTAGAAGATCAAAGCTTGGTTAGAGAGATTTTTGGGGATTACTTTAATTGGTATCCTCAAACATCAGATAGGCATCGCAAAACATCAGATACTAATAAAATTAAAGAAAAGTATCAAGAGAATCATTCAAGACTAACTTCAAATCAAAAGAATAGTGAAAAAGATCAAGTTATTCTTCCGTGGCACATAGAGCATACAGAATATAATATACCAATTGTAGCTAGTTTTTGGAATATGATAAAATTTTCTGCAGATCCAGAAACAGGTAAAACACTTTTTGTTGATACAAGTGAGATATACGATAATCTAGATGAGGACTGGAAAGATTTCTTAAACAAAAGCAAATACTGCTCTTCCAAAGAAAATTATCCTAATTTTGTAAAACCAGCAATATCAAAACATTGGTGGATAGATAAAAAGGTAATTAGATTAGACCTTACACATCATACTGATGATGCAGACTACCTTTATGAATTTGACGGTAGAGAACCAACAGATAGTGAAAAGAAACAGTTTTTAAAAATAAGAAAACACATCTTAGATCTCATTACTATCAATAACGAAGATCTTCTCTATGTCCATAAATGGAAAGAAGGAGATCTTTTGATATCAGACTTATTTGTTCTTGCTCATTCAATAACTGGAGGGTTTGACTCAAAAGATAGAGAGTTTGTTGGATTGTGGGCTAGAGATTATTATGACATAGAGAAAGATGGATACCAATGGCAACACTCAGGATTAAAAAATAATGAAGCATGAAATATTAAAAGATAAGATTGTTTATTTCCCTGGAGTTATAAAAAATAGCCAAGAGATCATTAATGCTATAGAGTCATTAAACTCAAAGGCAGTTACAGGGTGGGAAAATTGGTATGCTGGATCAGATGAAAAGCATATCTATGGCGATATAAAGTATATGGATAGATCTAGGTATAAAGAAGAGTCTGATCCTGTCACACTAGATAAGTGTAAGTTTGTTATAGAGTCATTGTGTGATTATATGGCTGAGTGTGCAAAGGTTTATGCTAATATATTTGATATTCCAAAAGATCATTTAGATTTTGCAATTTCTATTATAAAACAAGAAAATACTGTAATAGGAATAAATAAATATGGCACCAATATGCATATGGGCCCACATGTTGATTTAAATGAAAAAAATGATTATATTCAATACACAGTTGTTGTTTATTTAAATGATGACTATGAAGGCGGAGAACTTTACTTCCCAAACCATGATATAAAAGTAAAGCCAATTGCTGGAAGCATTGCTATGTATCCTTCTGGACACCCTTACATGCATGAATCGCTAAACCTTACAAGTGGACGAAAAATGTTAATAACACATCATCTTAGAAATAATGATGCAAGATGAGTGGAGAGCTAAAGCAAGAGCACACAGATTTAGTTAGTGCATACTTGCAAGGAGTTGCCTTAAAAAATCAAACAGCATATATGCTAACAATCTCAAGAGATGGCGAAGACCCAGTAAGGACCATCATTTTTTACAATAATGCAATAGAGGCAGCAGAAGCTTACAGCATGTATAGTGATTGGGGTTTTGCAAAACAATACTTAACAGTCAAACTATATGAGCCATCTGGCAAAGTCAATGAAAAGGTTTTTAAAAGAAACCAAGCTGGGGATCCAACATTTTTAAGAAATAACTATTACGATATAACTGAGGTTTTATTAAGATTGAAGCCAGTACTTGAAAAAGATATATACGAAAAAGCATGCATTGATATAGCTACATCTTTTGCAAAGGACAACTGGAGATTTAATCCAGAACGATTCTTGGAAAATCTTAGGGTATACCATAAAATAAATAATTAATTGTAGCACTTTATAAAACATAAAGCTGTAACACTAAACTATAGATTGATAGAATAATTTTGAGCGTGTTTTTATTTCTAAATCTATGATATACTTAACACTACTTCAGAAAACATGAAGTACTCACTTAATTTTACTTTGAAAGGTATATAAATGTCAGAAAGCGTATTCTCATTCCGTCTATCAGAGGACTTTGTAAACAAGTACTCTACCGTCCCAGCTCCATTTGGATTTTCAGATGCAGGCTCTAACTCACTGGGAGAAATTACATTTATTCGTACCTATTCACGTGTTAAAGAAGACGGAACTAAAGAACGCTGGCATGAAGTATGCCGTCGTGTAATTGAGGGTATGTACTCAGTTCAAAAGAACCATGCTAAGGATAACCGTCTTCCATGGAATGATAACAAAGCTCAGAAGTCAGCACAAGAAGCATTCCAAAGAATGTTTGAGTTGAAGTGGACTCCTCCAGGTCGTGGTCTATGGGCATTTGGTACTCCAATGACTATGGAGAAGCGCAACTCTGCTTCACTTCAAAACTGTGCAATGGTATCTACTCGTGATCTTGATCGTAATGATCCAGGTGCTCTTTTTGCTTGGGTAATGGATGCACTGATGCTAGGTATTGGAGTTGGGTTTGATACTCTTGGACAAGATAAGCAGATGTCTATCTATGCACCTTCAGAGCCAGCATCTATTTATGAAATTCCAGATACCCGTGAAGGATGGGTAGAATCAGTTCGTATTTTAGTAAACTCATTCCTTCGTCAAAATCAAGCGGTACAGGAATTTAACTATGACCTCATCCGTCCTCTAGGAGCACCTATTAAAGGCTTTGGAGGGGTCGCTAGCGGTCCAGCACCACTTATTGATCTACATACACGAATCAGAAATGTCATTGGTTCTAGAGCAGGAGAGCAGCTAGATAGCCGTGCAATTGTAGATATTATTAATCTTATTGGTACATGCGTTGTTTCAGGAAATGTTCGTCGTTCTGCAACACTTGCATTAGGTACTGCAAAAGACGAGGGCTTTATTAATCTTAAGAATCCAGAAGTATTCCCAGAAAGAAATTCATACGATCCAGAAAAGCCAGGTTGGGCATGGATGAGTAATAACTCAATTGCTGCTGAGGTTGGAACAAAGTATGAAGATTATGTAGATTTAATTGCAGACAACGGAGAACCAGGTTTTATCTGGCTTGATGTTGCTCGTAATTATGGCCGTCTTGCAGATGCTCCTGATTATAAGGACACTCGCATCATGGGCTTCAATCCTTGTGCGGAGCAGCCATTGGAGTCATACGAACTTTGTACACTTGTAGAGGTACACTTAAATCGCCATGAATCCAAGGAGGACTTCCTAAAGACATTGAAGTTTGCTTATCTTTATGGAAAAACTGTAACTCTTATGCCAACACATTGGCAACAGACAAACGGTATTATGCAAAGAAACCGTCGTATTGGAACATCTTTGACAGGCATTGCTGCATTTGCTGACGAGCATGGTCTTCCAACAACCCGTGAATGGATGGATGAGGGCTACAACACAATTCGTAAGCATGATCATCGCTATTCAGAATGGCTGTGTGTTCGTGAATCAGTTCGTGTAACAACAGTTAAGCCATCAGGTTCCGTGTCACTTCTTTCTGGTGCTACACCTGGAGTTCACTGGGGACCTGGTGGAGAGTTCTACCTTCGTGCAATTCGTTTTGGTGATCAAGATCCAATGCTCCATCTTTTCAAAGCTGCAGGGTATAAGATTGAAGCAGACCTAGTATCAGCAAATACCTCAGTAGTCTACTTCCCAGTTGCATCAGGACACAAGCGTTCTGAGAAGCAGGTAAGCCTATTTGAAAAGATTGGACTAGCAGCAACTGCTCAGAAGTACTGGTCAGACAATGGTGTTTCTGTAACCCTGTCATTTGATAAGGAAGAGGAAAAGAAGTTTGTTGCTCCAGCACTTAATATGTATGAGGGACAGCTAAAGGCAGTGTCATTCCTTCCAATGGGAAATAAGACATATCCTCAGCAACCATATACAGAAATCACACGAGAAGAATATAACTCCTATGTAGGCAAGATTGGTAAGATTGACTGGTCTGCCGTATATGATGGAGTTGAAAATCTTGAGGCAGAAGGTGAAGCATATTGCTCCACAGATGCCTGCGAGATCAAATTCTACTAATGGTTTTAGTTGGTCATTATTGACATGATTGTGGTATACTTATGGTTATGAGTAGTGCTAAAAATCCATTAATTAATCAAAAGACTGGCTTGCCTATTGTTGGTAATGTCAGAAAAAAGGTCATTGAGAAGAGCTATGACTGGGGTCTATATGTTTATAAGAAGTCTTCTGGAAAGTGGTTTACAGACGGAGAAGGCTCTGTTTTGAACATACCGTCAATGCGTGGTGATCTTACAAAGATTACAGAGCTAAAGAATGCAGCAAGACACTTTGGAGATCCAGGCGATGGTGAAGCAGTATTTGTTGCTGGACTAACTAGAATTAGTGAAGAAGAGCATTCAGAGCAACTTGATCGTATGGTCAATGGTTTAATTCCATCAGTAAATGATTTGGGTGCATGGCATGCAGCTCAACAGACTTTGAAGACTCATGGAAAAGAGGCATTTGATGAGTAACGATGACTATACATATATTTCTGCCAGCCTAAATACACAGGCTGAAAAAGATAATCCATTTAAAGAACAAGATCCATTTAATAAATCTTGGGATGTTTTAAAAGATTATGCTGGACTAGATCAAAACTTTCGTAGAAGAACTGCAAGAAATATTGGTAAAGCGTTAGATTTAAATAATCCAGCGTATCTTGACTCAGCAAATGCAAACCCTGCTGGAGTAGATGCTGAATCAAAAGCCATAAATCCTGGAACGGTATATCGCAATGGATATGGAATCTATGACGTAATTACTCCACCTTATAATCTTTATGAACTTGCAAATTTTTATGACACCTCATTTGCTAACCATGCTGCTATTGATGCTAAGGTAGCAAACATTGTTGGTCTTGGATATTCATTTGAAGTAACTGATCGTACAATGCTAAGTCTTGAAAATAAAGATGATGAGTTAGCAGTTGGTCGTGCTCGTAAGCGTATTGAAAGAATGAAGCTTGAAATGCGTGACTGGCTAGAAAACCTAAATGATGATGATTCTTTTACCAAGACAATGGAAAAGGTTTATACAGATGTTGAATCTACTGGAAATGGATACATTGAAGTAGGTCGTACTGTTAATGGTGACATTGGATACATTGGACATATTCCATCAACTACCGTTCGCATTCGTCGCTTGCGTGATGGATACATGCAGATCATTGGGCAGAAGGTTGTTTATTTTAGAAACTTTGGTGCAAAGAATGCTAATCCAGTCACAGCAGATCCTCGTCCAAATGAAATTATTCATATCAAGGAATATTCTCCACTAAATACATACTATGGAATTCCTGATATTATTGCAGCACTTCCATCACTTATTGGTGATCAGCTTGCATCACAATATAATATTGATTACTTTGAGAATAAGGCTGTTCCACGATATGTCGTAACACTTAAAGGTGCAAAGCTATCTGGAGAAGCAGAAGATAAGATGTTCCGTTTCTTGCAGACAGGACTTAAGGCACAATCTCATAGAACTCTTTACATCCCTCTTCCTGGAGATACGGATCAAAACAAGGTTGAGTTTGATATGAAGCCAATTGAAAACGGTATTCAGGACGGATCATTTAAAGAGTACCGCAAACAAAATCGTGATGATATTCTTGTTGCACATCAGGTTCCAATTTCAAAACTTGGCGGTACTGACTCAGCAGCAATCGCAGCATCAATTGCACAGGATAGAACATTTAAAGAGCAAGTATCTCGTCCAGCTCAAGGCCACCTAAACAAAGTAATTAGCAAAATCATTAAGGAAAAGACAGATATCCTTGAACTTAAGTTTAATGAGCTTACACTAACTGACGAGATTACTCAGTCACAGATTCTTGAGAGATACGTCAAGACTCAGGTCATGATGCCAAATGAGGCTCGTGAAGCTATTGGTCTTCCACAGCATCCAGATGGAGACGCTCCATTTGTTATGTCTGCAAGACAGGCTACAGATGCTGCAGCCAACAGTGCTGGAAATAGATCAAGGGATTCAGAAAGAGCAAATAACCAATCCGATGGTCCTGCAACTACAACTGGGCGTAATGCACAGGGTGAAGGTAGATCGTCTCAATAATTAAGAAAAGTTATAAAAGGTTTGGTATAATAGAAACGCTATGAATATAAATAAAGCTCATTGGACAACTGATGGCGACAACGTTCGTTTATCCATGCCTTTAACAAAGGTTGATGAAGGACGTAGAATCGTTTCTGGTTTTGCATCTCTAGATAACCTAGACAAGCAAGACGACATTGTAACAACAGAAGCATCTATGGAAGCCTTTGCAAAATTCCGTGGAAACATTAGAGAAATGCATCAGCCATCAGCAATAGGCAAGATGGTTTCATTTAAAGAAGAAAAGTATTTTGATCCAGAGTCAAAGAAGTTCTATAAGGGCGTTTTTGTTTCAGCTTACATTTCAAAGGGTGCACAAGATGCTTGGGAAAAAGTTCTTGATGGAACCTATACTGGTTTTTCAATTGGTGGAAGAATGAACAAGTGGGATGATGCTTATGATGAAGATCTAGAGAAGTCAATTAGAGTTATTAAAGAATATGATTTGATAGAGTTGAGTCTTGTTGATTCCCCTGCAAATCAATTTGCAAATATTATGTCAGTTGAAAAAGTTGACGGTGTAAATACAATCACAGGGTCATCAGCAGATACAATTGTTGAAAATGTATTCTGGGATCAAGAGTCTGGACTTATAACTGTATCTGAAAACGAAACAGAGCTTAGCCCAATATCTGGCGAAGAAATGAAAAATATTGGATTTGTTGAAAAAAATGATTCAGAAAAAACCACAATGATAAAGTTCTTAGTTGATAGTGCAAAAGGCATTAGAACAATTAAGATAGCAAAGGAGGATAATCCTATGACAGAAAACACAGATGTAGTTGCAGATGCAACTCCAGAAGTTGAAAAAGTTGAGGTTGCTCCAGAGGCTCCAGCAGAGATTGTCGCAGAAACACCAGAGGTTGCAGCAGAAGTTGTAACTGAAAAGTCAGATGCTGCAGTTGAAGAGGGTACTGCTCCTTCTATTGAAGAAGTAACAGAGAAGGCTGATGAAGCAATTGTTGAGGTTGCGTCAGCAACAGCAGAAGTTGCTAAAGCAGTTTCTGATATTCAGAACTCTGTAACTAATGCCTTGAGCGATCTAGCAGCAACAGTAAAGGCTATGCAGGTCAATGTTGATGCAATCACAAAGTCTCTTGAGTCCGTAACCAATGAGGTTAAGGAAGTTAAGGGCAGCTTTAATGAGTTTGGAAAGACAGTTGATGCCGTAGTTGCAGATACAGCTTTCCGCAAGTCTGGCGATCTCGGCGAGATTGTACAGGAATCACCAAAAGTGATTCAGAAATCCCTATGGGGCGGACGTTTCCTCACAAATTCCGACCTATTTAACTAAACAAAATCACTAGGAGGTGAACAATATGTCAGAACAAAATAATACAGATCTTCAAAAGTCTTTTAATCATCCCACAGGTGATGGCGTTGCCGTATCAGGTGGAATTGGTGGTGCAGTAGCACAAGGACCTGATGGAAATCTATCTCCAGCAGCTTCGCTTGGTAACATTGCCACAGCAAACTATGGACTAACAACTGGACCAAACGCAGTAAATCCAACTGGTACACCAGGTGGTATTCTAGCTCCAGAGCAAGCACGTCGCTTCATTGATTACGTATGGGATGCAACTGTCCTCGCTAAAGATGGCCGTAGAGTCACAATGAGAGCTAACACAATGGAACTTGAGAAGGTTAACGTTGGAGAGCGTGTCATTCGTGCAGCAGCACAGGCACAGCCTACATTTGAAAATGCAGGTGCAACATTCTCTAAGGTTGAGCTTACAACCAAGAAGATTCGTCTTGACTGGGAAGTTTCAACAGAAGCACTTGAAGACAATATTGAAGGCGCAGCACTTGAGGATCATCTAGTTCGCTTGATGACCAATGCATTCGCAAACGATATTGAAGATCTTGCAATTAATGGTACAGGAACTGGCGGAGACGCATTCCTTAACATTATGGAAGGCTTCGTAAGCCGTGTAAAGACTGATGGAGACGCACAC